ATACATATATTATCATAGTTGATAAGAATGTAATGAACAACAATATTCAGTGTATATGTTTGGTTCAAACAATGTCGTAGAATATAAGTCATTTTCAAAGACAGAGGTATTAGATATCAATTCACAACAACCTATGGATGAAACGGTAAATAAAGTGGTAAATGAACCAACATACACTAATAAACCGGTATATAAATTATCTAAAAATGTTGCATATGACATTACGAACGGCAATGTAGTGATTATTCCTACCCAAGGTCAAGCAACTGCAAAGGTTTTTACTAGAAACGGAGTAGAGCTAGTTGGCGTGAATACACCAGAAACAACAAGTGTATCGAGTGTAGGTTTCCAGCCGTGGATGATAAACGTGGATGGCAAGATGGCTGGTTTATATATGCCATATCAGGAAAATACAGTGATATGTGTATTAAGAGAAAATGGCAAAATTGGATTGGCAAATGTAAAACGATTTACTCCAACGAATGTGGATAATAATGAGACAGTTCAACCAATAATTACACAACCCGTAGCAACTCAACCTGCGGTAACTGATTTAAGCACCGATAGTAATTACATATTGAAGACTCAAATAGTTCCTCCGGTATGTCCAACGTGCCCAGCGTGCCCAGATAAAGTGATGTGTACAAATTGTGGAGGGCAGGGTGGTTCAGGTACATTAGCTACGAATGGAAAATCAATAGTAGGGAAAAGGGGGGATCGTAGCGACGAAGATTTAGATGGATTAGTTCGAGATGCAGCATCAGGAACAGCCGGCTTAGCTCGCGATGCAGTATCTGGCGCGGATGATTTAGTTCGTGACGCAGCATCAGGAACAGCAGGCTTAGCTCGCGATGCAGTATCCGGAACAACCGGTATAGCCCGTGATGCAGTATCAGGTACAGTTGGACTTGCACGTGAAACAGTATCTGGTGCAACAGGACTATTAAAAGATACTGCATCGGGTGTTGCAGGACTTTTCCGAACCAATCCGACTTACATAAGCAACCAAGGTTATCCTCAAACAAATATTGTTGCACAAGGAAGTATGAACCCATATTTACAATCAAACTCAGGGAGGAGACCACGTGCAAATGCAGGAATGATGGGGGCACAAGTAACAGATAATTTATCTTATTTCGGAGCATTATCGGAACAAAGAAGCTCAAACTATATGCCAATAACAGCGGATTTCAGTGCATTTTCAAGATAAATGATTTTATAACGAATAATAATAGAAAACACTTATTATTCGTTTGAATAAAAATATAAACACATCAAGTATTATTAATATAATCTGAAACAATGGAAGAAATATTAAAATCAATTGACTTGAATCAAATACTTGAACGGAAGATAATAGCAAATGAAATAAAAACGCAATTGTCATTATTTGATACGAATTGCGACAATGTTCAATACAAAAAAGGTTTTTATATTTATGGTTCTCCTGGTTGTGGAAAAACAAGTTTTGTAATTGAATTATTAAAAGAATTAGACTATGATATAATTAAATATGATGCAGGTGATGTACGTAATAAGAATTTGATAGATACGATAACGAGCGATAACATATCCAATCGAAATGTATTACATATGATGACAAAGACAGTAAAAAAAATAGCAATAGTAATGGATGAAATTGATGGGATGAATAATGGCGACAAGGGTGGGATAACTGCATTAATAAAATTAATAAGGCAGAAAAAGACAAAAAAACAGCGCCTAGAAAGTACAACAATGAATCCAGTAATATGTATAGGCAATTATTATGTTGATAAAAAGATAAAAGAATTGATGAAAGTATGTAACGTATATGAATTAAAGCCCCCAACAATGAACCAGACACAAGCAGTACTATACAAGTTATTGCCGTCCGTAACATTTACATCTGAGGTGACACTAAAAGTATTGTTAAAATATATTCAATCAGATATGCGAAAATTGGGTTTTGTATATGATATGTTTAAAAATCAATCTGAACTATTAAATGCAGACATTATACAAACAATCTTCCATTCGAAGACGTACAATGAAGATTCTAAAAAAATTACGAGCGCATTGATAAATGCCCCAACTAAAATGTCGAAACACGCGATAATAATGAACGAGACGGAGAGAACAATTGTAGCATTGTTATGGCACGAAAACATTGTAGATACATTGGCGCCTCATCCAAAAAGTAGAACTATACCAGTATATTTAAAGCTATTAAACAATATGTGTTATGCCGATTATATCGATCGTATAACATTTCAAAATCAAATATGGCAGTTTAATGAGATGAGTTCATTAATAAAGACATTTTATAATAATAGCATATACCATAAAGCATTTCCTGAAAATATAAACAAATTTCATCCAACCGAAGTGAGATTTACAAAAGTCTTGACTAAGTATTCAACTGAATATAATAATATGATTTTTATAACCAATTTATGTCAGGAGTTGGATATGGATAAGTCAGATTTAATAGCAATGTTTCACGAGTTGCGTATATTTAATGGAGAGGATTTTTGTAATCAATTGTCGCGACTTAACGAATATGAGGGATTGTTTATTAACAATAACATAAATAAGTTAGATATTAAGCGCGTTTACCGATATTTGGATAAAAATTTGAAAAAAGATGTATTAAATCCAACCGATGAGTATGCGGATGATATGTCACTGTAAAAAATAATATTTATGAAATAATAATTTACTTCATAAATAAGACGGGTTGAAATGTAATGACTGATTACACATTGGTTATGTCGATAACATTTTCAGGGCGACTTTTGATGGAAGGCGATTTGCTATCTGGAATATTCGAGTTATCAATTTCAGTTGAGACATAAGTGATATTCTCAGTATTATTGCCGCCTTTTATATTTATAATTAATTTCGTTAAAATCGCATTTTCTTGTTTTAACGTGGCTATTTCATTCGTATTAGAAGTGAGTTTGTCGTGTAACGATTGCATAGTTAAAGTATGTTCTCGTTTTAATACAGAAATTTCATTAATGCTGGCAATAAGTTTCTCTTGCAATGATTGGTTTGCAGTGAGAATTTCAGTAAGATTATTATTATCTTCACTATTTGCAGGTGCATTCTTTAAAGAAGCAAGTTTTTGTTGCAATAACCCGATATATTTTGTGTTTTGAGCGTCTTTTTCTTGGAGACTAGCAACATTGGCTTGTAGATCTTTCACAATTTGTACAACTTGCACGCTACTTAATTGCAATGGTTCTTGCCCGGGACGTTGTAATACAATCGCCCCATTTGCTTGTTGTGCAGCCTTGGCATCTTCAATCATTTTTGCATGTTTCGCCTGAATTTCTTTAATTTGTTTTAATACATCTGGTTTCATGTCTGGTCTCCCCGGAGCATAATTTTCCAATAATCCATCGATTTCTTCCATAAAAAAATGCTTAATATTTGATTCACTTGAATTACGAATAAATGCATCAACCGTTTTAGAAGATTCTTTGAAGAATCTAGGATCTTGGTTTTGTTTAAACATTTCGCGTTTGTCGAATGTATTGTGGTCGTGAGAAAATACTAAAATGGTTTTTAATGGGTCAAGTTGCACTAACGGAATAGTGTAATCTTTCAAGAACGCGCGTTCTTCTGCTAGTGCGGCGTGATCTTCATAATGGGTAGTTTTTAACATTTCAGTACGAAATGCAAAGGTTCCAGCGGTTGCGTGGTTATCACGATATGGACCACATTGTATCATTTTATTCATAGATTTAAAATATACGTATATTTCGCTCGATCCAGCGCACATAGCCTCTGGTTTGCCCAATAGTCGTTCAACCGCGTGTGAGATTCTTTCTGGTGGATAATAATCGTCATCATCCATATAGACAATAATCGAACCACGTACAAATTGATGCATGTAGTTACGTTTTGCACCGAGTGTCATTTTTTCAGCAACTTCAAAATAACGAATTTGTGGAATGCCGGAAGCTAAAACAAGATCTTGTACTTTATCAGTGCCATCATCGACAATAATCCATTCTATGCGATGCTTCGGATAATCTTGGTTCTTAAAACAATTAAACATATTTTGTATAAACGGTCTGCGATTAAACGTAGGAGTGCATACGCTTACCATAGGCAATTCATCTGGATTCGTTTGCATATTTTCACCGATATGATGTAATAATTATATTATATCATAATGTTTATATCAATATATTGGTTATATATTTACGCCGGGTATTAAGCGATTTATGCCAGAAATATTTTGCGTAGAATTGTTTGGCGGCGCTTGGACAGATGGAATCAAGGGCGCGGCAGGATTGTTTGGTGAATTAAAATTGACATCAATCTTATTTATATTTGATAGTTTGTTGGCAATGCCTGTTAAATCAGGGAGTTTATTTTTGATATCACTTAAATTGGGAAGAGTGGACGATGCAACCCAACCAGCAAGAGCCGCTGTATCTGCTGCAATACTATCTTCTAATGTCGGTTCAGATGAAATTGGAGGAACATCCTTTGTAGGCGTGTCAACAACACTTTCATCAACATCTGTATTCATAGAATAATCGTTAAATGAACTAACGCCTAACACAGCAATTATCATACAATTTATTATCAATAATATAAGTTTTAACGCGGGTCCTTTAATATTAGTAGAATAATCAACAATTCCATATATTAGCATTACAATGGAGCTTAATTGTATCGCATATTTATAAAGGAAATCAATTCCAATAGATAAGTTATTAACAATTTTGTCGAAAAATGACAGAGGATTACAAGTAGTATCTTTCTTGATAGGAAGTTTGTTTTTATCAATATATTGGCGAATTTTGGTGATTGTTTCGAAAAAGCCATACTTGCTTAGTAACGGTATTCCAAAGAATGAAAAGACAATAATATATAAAAAACAGAATATTGCCGCGATTGGGACCGAAAACATCATTAAAAAGAATATTTTGAAAATATTGGATATAAAAGGCATAATTAACGATGCCGGAAATCCAGAAACGAGCTTGGCAACATTTAATGCAGCAGATATGGGTTGAAACTCAAAAAAAGACAATATATATAATAAAAACGTTGTTCCATACATGAATGATAGGATCGGATTTGACATATTAAAACTAGCCATATCAATTAACCCATTACGCATGGAAGAAGCAGAAGTATAAAAAAATTTGGTTAGCCCACCTAATATTAATATAAAACAAAAAGAAATGTTGACATAATTTGATATAAAATCGGGACCATCTTTCACAAAAATAGTTTGTATTTTTTCCGGAAAGAAAATAGGAATATCAAATAAGAAATCCATTAACGCGTAAAATTTATTGATTAGACCCGCATTATGGAGCATTTCGCGCGAGATATCATATAGTTCAATTCGTTCGCCATATTCCTTATAAAACATTAAGAATACCCAATTAAAAACAGCAATAGAGGCAGCAATAATAGATAACGACCAACACACATATTTTTTTACAACCAGTATATCTGCATCTTTGCGGTTCTTTCCTGAAAATATTTTAACAATTATTTCAGCGATTTTAGTTGTTAAATTATTGACGGAGTCGTATGTTGCATTTATAATATCAACTGCGGAAAACTTCTTGGTCGGTGCGTTATTTTGTCCTCCGCCTTCATATATATCATCTGGGTTTGTCCAATCATCCTCACTGAATGTTGCAACAGGAAGAACTGCCAAACCTTCAATAATAGGTTCGCGTTCGCTGGAACTGCTGTCATTTGTATCGTGTATATTTTCCAACTGTTCAATATTTTTGTAATTATGTTTCTTTTTCTTTTTGTGAACAGCTTTAATTTTATGAACCATGTTTTCAGTTTGGAAATTTAATTTATTGTTTGTCTCACTAAATGTTTTACTAGTTGAATTATCATTAAATTGAAATGCCATATGTCTGTATAAATGTTTTACTTATAATATACAGACGTATAATAAAACCATCAATCCACCGGAATTATCTGGCATACATCATACCACAATTGCCATTTATAAACGATAAAATGTTATATCTCTCTTCGTATAAAGTCATATTATAGTTATACTCGTATAATTTCCAGTTAGATTTACGAACGCCAATAGGATTGCCAGATAAGTCACATATTATGTCAAATCTCGAATTTACCGGATCGATAGAAGGAATATAAGTAGAAATTTCGAGTTCAATGTTTTTGAATTTACTTAGATTAATTGCACCAGACGGCTGATATTCATATGGACTGGTATTCAAACAAAAGTTATAACAATAAATGCCTTCTTTTGCATTGCCTTTTGTGCGAGTATATTTTTCAATATAATCATATATGCCTCGCGTTAATAAGCTTTCTCTGTATTCGCCGTCTAATACGATACCCATCGTTTCTAAGATGTGTTTATGGTTATCAACCACATAATTGCCAGATATAAAAATGCCGGTTGTGCGAGTATCTGCAGGATCAACATTTGGAAATTCACCAATTATATTAACATCATTTCTGTAAACAGACGCATCTACTGGAATATTTTTATATGGCCAGTTGGAATAATTCGACCATTCATTTCGCATATTAACATCATTTCGCTGTAAGTACCACATCCAACTAGCAATCATACCGTTTGATTCTAACTTTACACGTTTTGAACCGGTAATGTTTTCAAATTTATGCTCAAATACATCTTTTACTAAATATACGTGGTCCTCGGCAGCAAACAAGTGGGCTTCTTCTTTTGATAGAAAACAATATGTTGATATAAGATGTATATCTGCGTTCCAAGTAGAGACCTGATTTTCATAGACAACCGGATCAAACCCAATAATATTGTCATTCACATCAAACTGTGCAATTGGTCGATTTGGAGGAGTTTGTAAAAATCGAAACATTTGAAACCGATTTTCATTAAAGTCGGGTTGAACATAGGGTCGATTGTTTTCATTATCAAATACATCGCGAACTGTAAATAAATCTCTTATAGGGCGCATAGTGACATTAATAACAAGTTCATTATATTGCAATGCAATAAGGGGGAACGCGCATCCGTTGTTTAATGTAAACCAAGCATTTACCGGTATATACAGATTTCGTCCGCGAATAGACGGTTCAGCCCCGTCCGGAGCGCCGCTGTATATAGAAGACGGATAAGAATTCGCACGTGTATATGCGTTTGCCGGATTGTTTAATTCAAGAACGTGTCCAGTCATTTGATTAAACAATTCTTTTTTCTCTGCTGTAAAGTCGCGTTCAACCATCATTTGCAAATATTCTCCTGTATATCGTTGCAGTGTAAGAGACCCACAAGTAATTACAATTTCTTTAATCATATTTGTTCCGAGATGCTCAATCCATTTAAAATCATATGGCGCCCATCGATTATTAGTTCCATTGACCGGGTCGTTAATTGGATGATGTATAGGGCTCCATATATCCGGTATAGTTACAACTATATATGTGTCCATAAGTAGTTCAGCATAACGAGGAATTTTAAATGTAAAGGTCGAATCTTCGGTTAGCCGCAAATCTCTTAAACCATTATAATCTATTCTGAACTTCTGGAGTCCAAAATTACTGTATTTGCAATAGGTAACTTTGAAAAAAGTTTTACTAGGATTTCCTGTTAAAAATAAATTGTTATTTCCGAGTGCAACGATGTTTAGTAATCCGCCAGCCATTTAGGTTTTATATATAGTTACTATTATATTTGTTATTGATAATTACTATTAATATTTGTTACGTATAATAATATATTGTAATTTTATATATAAACTTCGGTATATGAAACAATATCAACTCGTTTTATTAACTATTACATTCATTTTGATAATATATGTATTGATGCGTTTCTTCAAAAGACGCAATGAAGTCAATCATTTGCGTAATAAATTACATATAGAAGGACTAAAGAATAAACCGAGATGTAAGAATGCATCGTGTATGAATAACGACATTGACAAGATTGAAGGGTTTGGTTCGCCAGAGTCAGAGTATAGTGGTTTGGTTGAATCTACACCTACATCAATAATGTCGATCGGGTAGGAATATACAAATCGACCGCTAAAAGAGTATGTGATTAAGAGTTCATATAATAGCGCGATTACTGGTAAATATGTCAATCCAGAAATGGTAAAGTATTTACTGCAACGCGGATGTAGATTATTAGATTTCGAAGTTCTTTATATAGACGAAATGCCGTATGTAACATATACGACGGACAGTAATTTAGAGGCGATTAATACGGATAACAAGGTATTATTGGACAATATACTTACGTCAGCTGTATCGCAAGCATTTACTCAACCCAGTCCAAATTATGAAGATCCATTGTTTATACATTTACGATTAAAATCAAAACAAAATGACATCTATAAAGCAGTTGCAAAATCGATAGACGCAACATTGCGTGGAAAATTATATTCGAAAAAAATAACAGATACAACCAAATTATCTGATATAATGGGAAAGGTGGTTATCATAATGGATAAAACGATTAATCGTAAATATGAAACCGATAGTATTTGCAAAGTAACAGACAAAGATTGCTATAAATTACCAAAGTATATAAACATGGATAGTGGTTCTGATCTGTTATATCAAAATACGTATACAGACATTTTAAATCAGCCATACAATATAGTAAACGTAATTGATAAATGCGACCATTGTACAAATGTACGACATAATAGAATGGTTGTTCCAGAAAAAACACATAGCAATACAAATAATCCAAATGCATTAGATTTGATTGGAAAACACGGTTGCCAGATAGTGACCCAGCGTTTTTACTTAAAAGACGATAACTTGTATAAATATGAAAAA